GCCACACCTTCTCCACCTGTTCCCGGCTGACGGGGCGGAGGGCAGAAATAGCTATATCAATCGCTTCGTCCAACCGTCTTCTGTCCCACCAAAGCCCGTTTTTCAAGGTATCAATCGCTTCTTCCCGTGTCATGACTGGGCCTCCCCTTTCGTACTGATCTCCCCGCCGCAAGCCATATACCCCGCGCCATCAATCCAGCTATCAATGTGCTCCGGGTTTGCAGATGCCCGGGCAATCTTGAGCAAGGCCATCATGGCCGCCACATCCTCCGGGTCTAACTGTACATGGACCCCAGCGGCAACACACTTCGCACTGAGGTAGGTGTGCCAGAATTCCGCAATCAAACGGAAGCTATTTTCTGGAATTCCATAATCCTGCTCCCGATCTCCGCAAACGCACTTCTCCGCAGCGGCGAGAATTTCTTTCCTTGTCATGGGGTTTCCTCCTTTCTGTTCGCATCCCACAAAAGTCTCTGCCCGCAATAACCACAATAACGGTTACTTTGGTGGCTTCCATTTTGCAGCCATTCCGCCTGGCGGCATCGTGGGCATTTGCAGGAAAGTTCTTCTAAATCCACAAGAATTTTGGCGGCGATGCCTTTCTCAATCGACAGCTCATGGTCTTTTGCGGCTGTTTTCATCCATTCGCAATACATCAGCACGTCAAGCAGGTTTTCTTCTATGTACGTGAGCTTTCCGCGGATATCCGCAGGGTTATCCTCCGTTCCAGACCCGTATTTTTTGCCCCCTCTGGCCCGTTGTTTTTCCGCCACTCTTTTGATGCCTCTCCAATAGGGGTTCTTGCTCATGCCATACATCTCCTCTCAAAACGGCAAGTCGGGATCATCTCCAGTGATCTCTTGGAATGACACAACTTTTCCTTGGGTGCTGCACCGGTTTTTCTGCTTTGCCGCTTTCCCCGCGTCTACAAGGTCTCGCTGCACCGTGGACTTTGGAGATAACGCATGGAAGGTTTGCGTTGCCCCGTCAAAGTCCAACTCAATGTAGCCGCCAGAGAATCCTTTTTTATTCTTGGCAACTCGCAGCATCCTGGGCGGCGTTGGCGGCGGGGAGCCTCTGGGAGCATCTTCTATGGCTTCTTCGTTGAGATAAAGCAGAAAGACCGCATCCGCGTCTTGCTCAATTTGTCCCGATTCTCTAAGGCTGTAAAGGTCAGGTGCTTTACTCCTTGCACTCCTGTCAGGGCGGCTCAACTGAGACAATGCCACCACCAGCACCCCGAGAGAGACCGCCATTCGATGGAGGTCCATAGAGATTTGCGTGACATCCCGGAATCGGTCTCCCTGCCGTGTTCTGTGTTCCGGGTTGATGATTTGCAGATAGTCCACATAGACTACTTGATAGCCTCGGGCCACAGTTACACTGCGGACATCTGCCACAGACATTTCTGAGGCATGAATCACGTCAATGCTCCGCGTTGTGAATTCCTTTCTGGATTGAATCACTCGGGCAATCTCATCCTGGTCCAGGGTTCGTTTTCGGATTTTGACCGAATCCACCGAAGCAGCCAGGGCATGCAGGCGGTCATAAACCTCATCCGGGTTGGTTTCAAAAGAGAAATACCCTACTTTTTGTGTCTTGGCCTGTTCCCACGCCATTTGGAGGGAGAGCGCCGTTTTCCCGGCGCTTGGACGCCCTCCCAAGATCACCAGGTCTCCCAGTGTGGACAAAACTGTTTCGTCCAGTTTGGGGAATCCCCAGGGGATATAGGACACTTTTTCGTCCTGCCGGAGAAGGAACTCCAAGTGCCCCTGTTCGGCAGAGACCACCCGAAGTGCGGCTCTCTGTACGATAACCTGATTAGCCTCCTCAATGAGGTGCTTTGCCTCCTCGGTACTCTTGCAGCTTGCCAATGCCAGCCCCAAGGTCTGCATTTTGGAAACCTGTGCTTGCTCCACCAGGAGATCAAGATAAGCGCCGCAGTTGGCTGCGGTTGGCGTGAGCTCCATGATCTGGAGAATCAGGTTGGTGTACTCCTCCCCGGCAATCCCACGGACAGTCACCGGGTCAATGGGACGCCCCTCTTGGTACAACCGTTTCGCTGCGGCAAACAGGGTTTTGTATTCCCCGGTGTATTGCTCCTCCCTGGTGCGAAGGAAAACCTCCCCCGCACACTTGTCTGCATCCAGCAGCAGAGAGCCGATCACGCCCAGTTGTGCATCCAAGTGCGCGGAGGTTTCTTGTTTCTCCGTCATAACCGATACGCCCCCTTCGGCAGAGTCTGCTCCGGCTGCGGCTCGGGCTCCTGCGGCGGGGTTCTGTGCTCATCCTCCCAACGCCGGTGCTTGAGCCACCGGCAGGCATAGGGGATGCCAATGCCCCGCTGCCAGTCTGGAGACTGCATATCCCGGGCCAGCCCAAGGGCCATCTCCCGGAGAAGAACATCATCCGGTTGTAGCTTGTCCCACTCCCGAATGGCTGCCTGCTTGTCCTCCCCCCGGGGATAGGACTCCCAGAACCGGGCAAACCGCTCCGGCTTCCAGTCTGGGGCAGCCTTGGACTCCCGTTTCTTCCTGGACACGCTCCCGTCCCCCTGTGGGGGGATTATAGGGGGGTTAGTCTTTAAGTAATTTGTTCTCTTAGTATTTTGTAGTGTCGGATTCTCCAATGTACGGTTTTCCGACGTAGGTTCTTCCGGGGTAGGTTCCGGCATATCAGGGCCCGTTTCCGGCGCTGTTTGAGGGGTCTCATAGATCACATACTCCGCCTCTCGCAACTTGCCCTGCTCGTCCCTTGCCCGGCCCCGAACCATGTACCCGGCGTCCTCCATCTCCGTCAAGGCGGACCGAACCGCGTCCCGTCCTTCCTTGCAGAGGGAGACCAGGCCCTCCACAGAATAAATCCAATCCTCGGGCAGGGACAGCATCATCGACAGCAGCCCTTTTGCCTTGAGGCTCAGGTTCCCGTCTTGCAGATGATAGTTTGACATCACGGTGTAGTTTTTCTGTTTTTCCACTCGGATAACCGCCATAGTGCCCCCTCCTTTCTTTTTCTACTTCATCAGGACCGAAGCCCACGAATAAACGCAAGAACAAGTATCAACTCTCGTCTGGATAAATATGCGATTCTTGTCTTAATTTGTTGGATAAATACGAATTTGTTCATCTGGCACCCTCCTTCACTTTATATACAAACTGTATGTAGAATCTTCACCTATAAAATAGTACATTTTGTATGTAAAGTCAAGGATTTTTTAGGAGGGCATTATGTTTAACAAACGGTTGCGGGCGTTGCGTATGAAACGCAAGTTTACACAGCAAAATATGGCTGATATGTTGAATCTATCTCTAAATGCTTATCAGAAATACGAGCAGGCAGAGCGTTCTCCTTCACTTGAGTGTCTTGTTCAAATAACAGATATTCTCAATGTTCCGGCTGACTATCTCCTCGGGCGAGATGACTTCTTACAATCTCTCGGAGTATCCGTTGATGAATACCAGTGATATCCTCTAAATCATCCCAAATGGAGAAGTCCCCTGTTCTCTCTCCAGCCTCGATTTTTTGATAGTACACAAGACTAATCCCCAGCTTGTCCGCCATAGCCTGCTGAGTCATCCCCTTCGCCTTCCTGGCGGCTCTCAAGTTTTCCCTCATGCTTTCCGCCTCCCCGCATTCTTTCTCCGGGTGCGGTGCAACACTTCTTTGATCTCCCAGCAGCTGGAGGTACAGTCCTCCCGGGTGCAGTTCATGCACAGAGCAATGGCTTCCGGTGTATCTGATCCATAGAAATCCCCCGGGGAAGAACTCCCCCGGGAGCTGCCCTGCCAAGGCCGGGACGCATAGGCTACAACAGGTTGCTTGCTTAGATTCATACTCCACCTCTTGACTTTTTCTTCGGTGACGTGCTATCTTAATGAGGGCACATCAATGCCTTTCTTTTTCTACCAGCCCTTGTCGGTGCGGCAACGCCGACAAGGGCCCTTTTTATGGTCTGGGACATATCACACCGCCCGGATCTTGGACAGTTCCAACGCCTTGGCCACGTCTGCGGCAAGGTACCGTTTCCGCCCATTGACCAGCACGGGGTCAATCCCCTCTGACCGAATCCAATTCATGGCGCAGGTGTAATCCTGGAGACCGATCACTTTTTTCACTTCGGCAAACGTCAGGCAGATGCCAAAGAGCTCGATGATCTTATCTTCCAGCTGCTTTTTCTTCCGGTTGTTCATTTGAGGCTTTGTGCCGGACTTTCCTTTCCCCAGTGCGCTGGGGTCACAAATTTTGACTTTCGGCATATCATGTCACCTCAGTTCGTTTCAAACAGATAGACTCCGCGGCGATACATTTATCCGCCTCATAAACTTCCATCCGCAAGACCGTCTCGTCCAAAATCTCCATGAGGTAGGCAGAATACAGTGTGGTCCCGTCTCTCCACCACATGTGTTGATTTTTTGCAATCGTGGTCCCGAAGTGTGTCCGACGGATTTTCGGCAGCGGGACCGGAAACGGCATCTGTTCCGCACAGTCTTGCATCAGCCGGTACATGTCAGCCTTTTTTGTATAAATACTCATAATTTCCTCCCTTCCCGGGCCCCGTTTTACGAGGCCCGGGTTGTTTCTTCGCGGATTGCATGGGCCGCCGCGATCCCGGCCATGTAGCCCAAAATATATACCTGTTCCTTTTCAGGGAGACCCGGTAATACGGCCACAATGGTTTCTGCAATGGAATTTGCAGAGGTTGTTTCCCGTGGGTTCATAGGCTCACCTCCTCTCTTGTCCCCCTCCCTCCGCCTGTGGTAGAATGGGCGAAAAGGGAGGTATAATAACTATGACACCAGATAGCAGCACTGTTTTACAGATACTTCATAACCGCGGCCCCCTCACGCCGGATGAAATTTACTTGCTTTTGGATTCATCTGGGCCGTGGCTATACTCAAACATTTCATACCTAAGAAGGAATGGATGGATAGTTGCAGAGCTCCCGAAAGAGATAGAAAACAGTAATGGTGTTTTCCCGGATACTAAAATAAGCATCACAGAAAAGGGGAAAGAGGCTCTATATGACCATCTTAATCGGGAAAAGATAGAACGGAAGATATCCATTCGCTACTGGATAACAACTGGAATATCTCTGGTGGCCCTTGCTGTTGCTATTATTTCAATAGTCCTACAATTCCAATGATATTAAGAATAATAGCTGCGGACATAATGCCCCATGTGATATACCACGCCCAATCCGGTATGGTGTTACGCTTTTGCTTCCGCCGCTTCCATTCCAGGATATAGTCGTCATTTTCCTCCACCCGTGCATTCCACTCAGTGGGACCTTCGTTTTTTCTCATTCCGTCACCTCCTCTTGTCCCCCTCCCTCCGCCCGTGGTAGAATAGGCGAAAAAGAAAGGGGATCGTTTTGCATGCCATATAAAAATTACATGACAGAAGAAGAATTCCATAATAACTGCATTTACTGGGGCGCAGTTGAGAATGAACTTTCGTGTCGATATAATCCAAATCCTTGGTTATTCAAGTCTGGGCATTTGCTCTGTCCGCAAAGTAAACGGTATGCTTTTACATATCGGAATTTTGATGATTCTGAACATTTGCACTTTGAGGTATCTTTTGACAGTGAAAAACCAGTGTTCCGCTTTCCGGGCTCCCGGTAGTTGCCGTGCTCCAATATTGTAGCTTTACGGAGAGCCATCCGATTTCTAAAACGGGATCGTAGAGATTAGATCCACCAATGTTTTCCATCCCGTCAAAACAAAAAACCGTCATGTTGGGAGGAACCAGCTTCCGAACAAGCCACCGCCGGAATCGATACCATATAGTTGGAGTACAACGTCCCATCTGCTACAACCTCCCTCTCAACCGTTGACAATCTTCATCTCATCAAGAAACTCTGCGGACAAACGGATGGCGTCCATGGCTTCTTTGATCGTCACAGAGCTTGCCACCACCAGCTCTGTGGTTTTCTTTGCGAGCTCTTTGGACTTATCATTTGGATCAGAAAGTCGATAAGTGAGTAATTCCATTTCGTCACCCCCTCCTTTTTACTCCTCAAGTTTAATTTATCACACTTAAGGAGTTATGTCAACGTCTTTTACTCCTCAGGTGTGTTTTCTCATTGACAAGAGAGATAGAATATGTTTTAATGCACAATAGGAGGTGCGACTATGAGCGATATAAATAGCCGAATCCAAAGAGTAATTGCAGAATCTGGTTTAACCAAAACGGCATTTGCAGCCAAGTTGAATGTGTCACAGCAACATGTTTCAAGGCTCTCAAGTTATGGGGCCCCCAGTGAACGAACAATCGTTGATATCTGTGACAAGTTTGGCGTCAATGAAACCTGGCTGCGAACCGGAGAGGGGCCTATGTACAAAGAGGTATCCGAGGAAGAGGCTCTGTCAGAGTTCTTTGGGCGCATGTTAAAAGAGGATGTCCCGTATAGAAACGAGATCATCCTCTGTCTGAGCCGGATGTCCCCAGAGGGATGGAAAGCCGTTGGGGACAAGATACTGGAGATTACAGATGAAATTAGAAAGAAAGGAAATGAGGAAGAGAAATGAAAGGGAAGACAAAGGGATTTATTGCCGGTTTTTTGCTTTGCGCGCTCATCGTTGGCGCTGTGATCCCGGCCAGCGCAGCAGTCTATGACAAACTTATGGAAGTATACTATCGAGACATCAAGGTAACCATTGATGGGCAAACGGTTACCCCGAAGGACGCCCAAGGACGTCCCATAGAACCATTCTTATCCGGTGGGACCACATACCTGCCGATCAGAGGGATTGCCTCTGCCCTTGGATTGGATGTAGCTTGGGACCAGAGCACAAGCACAGTGAGCCTGAGCACAGGAGAGCAGCCTGTGGACTTCTGGGGCCAATTTATGGCTAAGACAGATGGGCATGTTTTGACGAAAAGCGAAAAGTTTGTGGAGTTTGGAGAAGAGGGCGAATACACGTGGGATGCCGTATTCCTTTCCGATTACACGTTCTATGTCTACTGTGAGGTCCAAGACCGCTATGCCTACAAGGGTGAGTATAGTTTTGAGGGAGAGTATTTGAATCTTCGTTACAGTGATCCTATGGACAAACAAACAGGGGATGCCGGTCACTCCGATATTTACAAGACAGAACTTTTAAGCGATGGATTCTCTCTTGAGTTAGTACGCACCGACAATGCAAACGGGACTGGGGCACTGGCAGATGAGGGAGAGAAAGCCGCATACAAAATCAATGAGACGAAAAAACAGTATGATGTCCATAGAATGGTAGAATCTGTTTTTTCAGAGTACGGTGAAACCTATTGACACAGAAGAGCCAGCCCCATTGGGCTGGCTCTTTGAAAAATCAGGATCTGAGACCCTTGATGAAACTAAGTACAAGTCTAAGGCTTTTAATGGATAGGAACTCTAAACGAACGTGGATCTGCCGGACAATTTCTTTTTTCTCCATATAATTTCCCTCCATACTTTTTTTCGTAACGTATTTCCGGCGTGGCTGATATAAGAAAACCTCTTCCACACCTTGTCCTGAATGGGTCCAGGCCCCCGGCCTATTGATAGAGTGGTCACCGCGATTCTTCATGCTATGTCCTCCCCATTATAGAACAGATGTTCTGCGATCTGCAAGGCGCCAAAATAAGAGGAGATATATTTCTGGACTAATTTTCGGACCGAAGAAAATCTGTTTTTTATAGAATACCAACAATTTCCAAAAACCGCCATGTCCATATAATGGAAAATTTTGGCATACCCCAAGGCCAAAGGTGTGCATAATTGACAAAAACGACATGTTTTGACTTTTTATTACTGTGCAAAAAAGGAGAGATATCATGGAAAATACTCGAAACAACAAAAAATATGAATATGTCAGAAAGACATTTACTTGGGAGGGGAAAAGATACGACGTGAAGGGGAAAACCATCGAAGAAGTATATAAAAAAATCGCAAAAATGAAAGTATCTTTAGAGCGCGGAGAAATTGTGATAAACGCCAATACAACCGTTGACCATTGGTTTAAGGAATGGGTAGAAACCTATAAGAACGCCGCCGGGCTCACTCCCAAAAGTCTAAAGATGTACGACGAGAAATACAGGAATTATATTCAGCCGGTTATCGGGGCAATGAAACTGCGTGACGTGAGAGAGATCCACCTGCAAAAGATTCTGAACGATCAGGCCGGACGATCTTATTCGCATGTGTCAAAGATTCGTCTGGTGCTCAAAGAGATGTTTTCTCGTGCCAGGAAAACAAGAATTATCACCTTTGACCCGGCGGAAGATTTGAAACTCCCTGCTACGCAGAAAAACAGCCATCGGGCAATCACAGAAACGGAACGGGCTGCCATCTTATCTTTGGCTCCCTCACACAGATCCGGCCTGTGGGTCTTAATGATGCTGTATGCGGGGCTTCGCCCTGGGGAAACCGTAGCCCTCAACTGGGCGGATATCGACTTTGAGCGAAATGAAATCCATGTCCATAAGGCCGTGGAAAGTGGGTCCGAACGGATCAAAGAAACAAAAACAGAGGCAGGAAACCGTGATGTCCCTATGCACACGGACCTAAAATATCATCTCCTCCGTGTGCAAGGGAAACCGGATTCCCCTGTATTTCAAACCGGCGCTGGAAACCGGCACAATCATAAAAGTCTCCAACGCCTTTGGAACTCCTTCGCGCGGGACCTGGACATAAAATTGGGAGCAGAACTTAGGAGGAATCAAATCATAAAGCACGCGATTGCCCCAGACCTCACCCCGTATTGTCTTCGCCATACTTTCTGCACCGATCTCCAGAAAGCAGGGGTCCCCATCAATATTGCAAAGGAGCTCATGGGGCATTCTGATATCTCTGTAACCGCAAACATATATACCCACAAGGACCCGGGCACACTCCACGCAAATATAGAAAAGCTGGCAGCGTCTCAAGTGTGCTATACTGCCAGCGCATGGAATGACTTTATCGTTTTGTTTTCTGTTCTCCCCGACCTCAATTTTCCGGGATTCATATTGTCCAGCAGCACTTTTTCTGGAGGGATCAGCGAAACCATACATGTGGAAAATACCGTGGAAAAAAATGAGATGTTAGCGTAAATTCACTGAAATAAAAGGAAGTACAACGGCAGTTCTCTCTGCTTCCGGTTCTGAGGGTTGGGGGTTC